AAGTGAGGATTATATCATGTCAGAATACCTATGGGTTGAAAAATACCGACCAAAGAAAATTAGTGAGTGTATATTAAGTGAAGACATTAAGAATACATTTGCTGAATTCCTAAAACAAAAAGAAATACCTAATCTGTTATTAGCTGGTACGCAAGGTACCGGTAAGACTACAGTTGCTCGTGCCTTATGTGAGGAACTTGGTGCAGATTATATTATCATAAACGGTTCAGATGAAGGCCGTCAGATTGATACATTACGAAACAAGATTAAAAACTTTGCTTCTACTGTATCATTAACTGAACATTCTAATCATAAAGTGGTGATTATTGACGAGGCAGACTATATGAATGCCGAATCTGTACAACCTGCTTTAAGAAACTTCATAGAAACATTTTACAAAAATTGTAGATTTATCTTTACTTGTAATTACAAGAACAAGATTTTACCTGCTTTACATAGTAGATGTACCGTTATAGACTTTGCTATCAAGAACGGACAAAAAGTCAAGACAGCACAGGCATTATTAAAAAGACTTGGTAAAGTCCTTGATGATGAGCAAGTTGAATATGATAAAAAAGTATTGGCTGAACTAATACAGAAATACTATCCTGATTTCAGACGGACTATCAATGAACTTCAAAGATATTCTGTTAGAGGTAAGATTGATAGTGGTATTTTATTCAGTTTATCAGAAGCAAATACAAAAGAACTTGTCAAAGTCTTAAAAGAAAAAAGATTTAATGACATGCGTAAATGGGTTATAAACAATCTTGATAAAGAACCATCATCATTGTTTACTACCATTTATGAATTGATGTATAAATCAGTTGAACCATCTTCTATTCCACAATCTATATTAATCATTGCTGGTTACCAGTACAAGTCCGCTTTTGTGGCAGACCAAGAGATTAATATGGTTGCATGTTTGACGGAGATTATGGCTAATTGTAAGTTTAAATAATGTACGAGTTAAAGGATTATTTAAAGGCTATCAATGAGTCTAAACAGCCTCTATTAGATACCGAAGATGTGATGTGGGAAAAGAAATATCCTACATTTATTATTAACAGATGTTTGTCTATGTTTTATGATACAATAATGCATAGTAACGAAATGAATGGACTTCACTTTCTACCAAAACGGATGCAGTTTCACTATTTTATAAATAGTATCCGAAAGAAGAAGCGATTTGGTGGGAAGTGGCTTTCGCAAAAGAAAGTTAAAGACCTTGAAGTAATAAAAGAGTATTATGGTTATAGTAATCAAAAGGCAAAAGAAGCTCTTAACCTACTTTCAGACGACCAAATTGAATTTATTAAAATTGGCCTGAAAAAAGGTGGGAGAAAAAAATGAGTGAAGTTACTATAAATTGGTCGCCTAGTGATATGTTAGAAGTCACTATAAAGCAACCGGACGATTTCTTAAAAGTCAGAGAGACACTTACTAGAATTGGTGTGGCTAGTCGTAAAGACAAGACACTTTTTCAAAGTTGTCATATCTTACACAAACAAGGTAAATATTACATAACACATTTTAAAGAGTTATTTGCTTTAGATGGTAAGAACTCTACCTTGACCGAGAACGATATACAAAGACGAAATACAATAGCATTATTACTACAAGACTGGAATTTAATTGAGGTTGTTAAGGCCTCTTTAGTTGAAAACAAGGCACCGTTGAGTCAAATCAAAGTATTACCATTTAAAGAGAAAAGTGAATGGAATATGGTCGCTAAATATAATATAGGCAAAAAACCAGAAGATAGTAAAAATGCAAGTCCAACCGTTTAAAAATTACCTAGAAGAAGCTACAGGCGATAAAAAGTTTTTGCGTCTGCTTATCATTACAGATGAGCCAGATAATGCAAAAGAATTTCATACTGCCGATAGACTACAAGAAGAGTGTAAGAAGTTAAACTACCCTTATTATTTGTTTAAACTTACAGGTGGTTATACTTCATTTGAGGACGGTGTTCGTAAGTTTCATAACAAAGACGACAAAAAAGGTTTTGAAGTTGGCGCCATGACAGTTGCAATTGTTCGTGGTTCTATAACTAGAAAAGATAGTTGGATGGACCTTGTTTCTATTCTTGAAAGAGCAAATGCAACACTTGTAAATCCTAGAACTACAATTAATATATGTGCTGACAAATATAGAACAGCATTAAGACTTGCAGATTATGGTTTAACACAACCTATGACCAAGTTAATTAGTGACCCCGAACAATCAAATAAACAGGTTGCTGAAGCAGGCATTAAGTTTCCTCTTATAATGAAAACATTAAGAGGCAGTAAGGGTGTTGGTGTATTGTTTGTAGATAGTGAAAAAGGTTTAGATTCTATTGTACAACTTATACACAAACAAGATGAAGACGCAGACCTACTAATACAAGAATATATCAAAACAGAATATGATGTAAGAGTACATGTATTAGGTGGTAAAGTATTAGCCTCTATGGCAAGACCAGTTATAGAAGGAGATTTTAGGTCAAATGTATCGCAAGGTTCTAAACCTAAAAAGATTACATTAACAGAATTAGAAATAGAAGAATGTTTAAAAGCTGCAAAGGCAGTTGGTGGTTATTGGACTGCTGTTGATTTTATACCTAGTAAAAATAGAGATAAACAACCACCTTATTTTCTTGAAGTAAACTCTTCACCTGGTACAGAGGGTATAGAAGACGCAACAGGAATGAATATCGCAAAAGAAGTTATCACTCATTTTGCTGATGGAGAAAACAGATACACGGTGCCAACAGAATGTGGTTTTAAAGAAATTTTGACCATAAAACCTTTTGGCGAACTTGTATCAAAATTTGATACGGGTAATTCAGGCATGCCTGTTATACATGCCGATAAATTTAAAGTAAACGGAAAAGAAATTACATGGACTTTGTTGAACAAAACCATTACATCTAAAATAATTAAAAAAGAAGAAATCAAAGTAGGCGGCTTGAGAGATTATGACGAAACAAGATATGTTGTAAGACTTGATGTTGAGTTTGCTGGTGGTTTTTATAAAGATGTAGAATTTACCATAGATGATAGAGAAGATAGAACACCTATCTTACTTGACAGAGCATTTATGAAACGATTAAATGTATTGGTAAACCCACAAAGAAAATATGTGATAACAACTAAATATAGTTTAGAATAGGAGATAATATGAGTGATGTGAAAGTGATAAGAATGACAACAGGCGAAGATGTAATCGCTAAGGTTGGTGAAAATGACGGCGGTATAAGTTTGAATAAGCCGTTTGTAATAATACCTCAACAAAGTGGTCCAGGTAAACCTGTACAATTGATGATGAGTTTATATAATGCGTTTGGGAAGGGTGATACAATTACTGTTGACCAAGATAAAGTGGTTTTTATGACCGACCCTAAAGACGAAATCAAAAACTCTTACGAACAAAATACAAGTAAGATACTCACACCAAATAAAGGACTTATAACTGAAACTAAATTACCTAGTTAATGGTAAAAGTTAATTTTATAAGAGACGCCGAGACAATATCGGTTGACATGCCGGTTGGTAGAACTATCATGGAAGCAGCTAAAGAGCTTGACTTACCAGAGATACCTGCTGATTGTGGTGGTTGTCAAGCGTGTGGCACTTGCCATATTCATGTAGATGATGTATGGTTGGATAAATTGAAGATAAAAGAAAACTCTTTAGAACAATCTCTATTAGAGTATGAGCCTGATTATATTGAAGGCGTGTCTAGGTTGGCATGCCAAATACAATTAAATGATGAACTAGATAATGTAACTGTGAAATTGAGAAAAAATGAACTTCTATAAAAATGTAATTGAACACAAAGGTAAACTTTTAATTCGTGGTGTTCTAAACGGAAAAGACTATAAAGATAAAATTGATTTTAGTCCTACTCTCTACGCCCTAACACAAGAACACTCACAATATAAAACTTTACAAGGACAATTTCTAAAACCTATTGAGTTTACCACTATCGGTGCTGCTCGTAGATTTCGTAAAGAAATTGCCACACAAAATTCTCCTATCTATGGTCTTGAAAGATATCATTATCAATATATTGGTTCTGAATATCCTGAAGCTATTGAATGGGATAAAGACCATATTAAAATATTCACACTTGATATTGAAACGACTTGTGAAAATGGCTTTCCAGATGTAGAAAATCCTATTGAAGAGTTGTTATGTATTACTGTAAAGAATCAATCTAACAAACAGATATTAACTTGGGGTGTTGGTAAGTTTACAACAGACCGTACAGATGTAACTTATGTAGAATGTAGAGACGAAAAACAATTGATGTTTGAGTTTATGAAATTCTGGATTAAAAATCATCCAGATGTTATCACAGGCTGGAACACCAAGTTTTTTGACTTACCTTATTTGATGAATAGAATTAAACTGATTGCAGGTGATAAAGTTGCAAACAGAATGTCGCCTTGGAACTTGGCGAACAGAGAAGAGATTAATGTAAGAGGCAGACCACAAACTGTTTACAATCTATATGGTATTGCCATGTTAGATTACCTTGACTTGTATAAGTGGTTTATACCAACAAGACAAGAAAGTTATAGACTAGACTTTATTGGTGAACTAGAACTTGGTCGTGGTAAAGATGACGCAGGTTATGATACATTTAAAGATTGGTATACTAAAGACTTTCAATCGTTTGTTGATTACAATATTCAAGATGTTGAAATTGTTGACGCATTAGAAGATAAACTTGGTCTTATTGATTTATCATTAACAGTTGCATATGATTCAAAAGTAAACTATGATGATATATTTTCACAAGTTAGAGTATGGGACACATTGATTGCAAACCATTTAATGCAAAAAGGTATATGTGTACCACCAAGAGAAGAACATAGTAAAGAAACAAAATACGAAGGCGCTTATGTAAAAGAACCAATACTAGGCGGCCATGATTGGATTGTTTCATTTGATATTAACTCTCTATATCCACATATTATTATACAATACAATATTTCGCCAGAAAAAATCATTGGTGAATCTTCTCATGGTGTCAATGTTAATAAAATGATTGACATGAAAGTACCACTTAATTATCTTAAAACAGAGGGTGCATGTTTAACACCAAACGGTGCCAAGTTTAGAAATGATAATCAAGGTTTTCTTCCTGAAATGATGGAGAAAATGTACAATGAAAGAGTTGTCTTTAAACAAAGAATGTTAAAGGCAAAGAAAGAATATCAAAAAACTAAAGACCCTAAACTTGTTAAAGAGATTGCAAGGTGTCATAATATTCAATGGTCAAAAAAGATTGCCTTGAACTCAGCTTATGGTGCAGTTGGTAATCAATACTTTAGATACTATGATGTACGACAGGCAAGTGGTATTACAACGGCTGG